TTTCGATTTCTTCTCCGCGCTTCTTAGATTTGAAACAGCCGACAATTAAATCAGCGATGACAAAGACAAAAATCGCTAGCCCTGCAATTAGGATAATAATTCCGTGTAGAACTAGATGCTCGATTAAAAACTTGTAAAATACATCTTTCATCTCTTGTGAATTATGACAAACCTAACAACTTCTTGATTTGATCTGCTACGGGAGTGGCTGCCGGGATAGTCTTTACTATTTTCCAATCAAGCCCTCGATCATCTGAACTTCCATAGTAATCATTGCGCAAATGATACATTCCAACCCCTGGGATTCTACCATATACCCCAATTTTCAAGCTGAACTGCTCTCTAAATTCCTTATACATAGAACGGCTATAAATTCTATAAACAAGCCCATCTTGTGCACAAGCAAACAACAGATAAGGCTCACCGTCCTCATCGCGGTTATCCTTATCAGGATCAATTTGATATAAAAAACGACCATCTTCTAAGCGCATCAAATCGCCACACGCGTCATCCAGTAAGACACCAGCGTTATAAAACTCTTCTGTTAGAGATAGGAGCGATTTATTGGTATAACCGATTCGGAGAGAGCTTTTAGTGAGGTAATCCTTTGCCCTTTCTTTGAGTTCTTCTAGTTTATGCGCCGTATCGGCTACTATTTCATTTACTGCAGTAAGTCGTGCTCCTAGGCCAGTTGTGTCAGACGTAGGACTACTCTCCAACACTCCTCCCTTTGCAATGCGTTCCACTCTCCTTATTTCACTCGCATTTTCAGAAATATAGCGTGTGTGTGATTCTACGTCTGATACAAGTCCATCCACGGTATGCTTCAAATCCCGCAAAGTTGACTTAGCTTCATCCGCAGCTGCCTTAACTCCATCTGCAGTTGACTTAGCTTCATCTGCAGTTGACTTAGCTTCATCTGCAGTTGACTTAGCATTTGTAGCTAATGTACGGGTATCTGTAATTAAATTCTTGGCATCACTTGCAATTGCCACTACATCTTCTGTATGTCCTTTCTCTGCCGTATAGTCCGTCTCTTCTAGTCTGAAAAAACGCCCAACAAATTGCCCTGAAACTATCGCAGAAAGGTCTTCTATGTCTGATTCTACTTGTACCACGAGAACTTTATTGAGTCCAGGTAAGCTGACACGGAGAAAATCAACTTTTTGTAGAGTGGAGAGGTTAAAAAACGAAGATAGATAAACATCGAACATTCCTCCAACGTTACGATACAACTTCCCATCAGTCAGACGTAAGAAGACGGTACCATCCTCCAATACGATTTTTTCAGCGGTATCTTGTCCGGTCTCAATGCCTGACAAATTTTTCCAACAGAAAGCTGCATGACAAAGGCGATTTAGTCTTTCATAATTTCCTCGTTGTTCACTCGTCAATTGAGACAACAACTCCGACTCGTTCAGCACTTTAGTATATACGCTCTTATCGTATACTCCCAAAGAGTTTCCATCGCCTTCCCCCTTCGGCGCGTTCTCCAAAGCTGCCACGCGCTTTTCTAGGGGTTGCAAATCAACGCTTCCGCCCTCCGCGCTTCCGCCTGCGCCTTCGGGTAAAAGCTCCACACGGATTTTCCCGTTTGGCGCAAAAACCTCCGCTAATACTCGTGCCTTTGGCACTTCCAATTCTTGTGAGGGTTGAGGGTTTACCACCTCTGTCCCTTGGGCTTTTTCTTTTGCCATAATCTTTAGTTGTTTAGTTTTTATGTTGTGCAAGCATTGTTTTTTAGTTCTTATTTGATGGCGATTTCAGTAACCATCCACAAGCCTTTATCGTAGGTTTGTGTCCCTATTTGATAACGAAAGAACATTGCCGTAAAAAGTACCATTCTGTTACTAGAAACAAGACAGGTACTATCGGCTCTGTTTCCTGCTCGCGCTGGCCAAAAAAAAGCTTGGCCTTGTGCAGCAGTTAGTTTTACCTCTCCGTAGTATGCTCCTGTTCTTACTATTATCGTCTGTCCATATCTCGTGGCTTCTGGCATCTTCACTTCGTTGCTGCCGTTCACTGCCGACGAACAAAAAACGAAAGTGTCGGTTTCCGATATTTCATCCGATGCGTTTCTGTCGATGTGTTTAGTGCTAACGGATAATCCCCTCGCGTGTAAATTCTCGAAGTATCCGCCATAAGTAGGAACATTTCCACTTTCGTTTTGCGCTCTTCCATAAACCCCTATTACGCCATATTGCCCTTGGTAAAAAGGAAGTCTTTGACCATTATATGGATTTACATCGTAATTTACATCTCTATTTTTAGCAACGGCAACAATCGCTCCTTGTAGATGGCTTTCACCAACAGAGGGAGCGTGCGCTCTAGTTTCTGCGTTGTTCGCAAATATCCCCTTGGAACTGATTTGCGCGACATCCTTTGTCTTAGGGTTCATCACCTCCACTATGGCTCGGCTAGCATCAATAGTTGCTTCTCTTATTTCATCATTAATTCCAACCGCCCATTCTCCGGACACGTTTTTTGCGGTCACCTTTATTTCTGCCCCTTTTGCATCAAGCTCTATTTTATTTGCTCGCTCATCAAGTGTTGAAACAATCTTGCCACCAGACAAAAACCAATCTCCGATATTGGCCTTCTCTGCCAGAAGTAAATTTGTCGCCACACTTTCAAAGTTCGCACCGAAATTATTCCATTTAGACGCGTCGGGGGGAGCTACGTTTCGGAACTCTCCTGCGTCCGTCCTTGCAACGTAATATTCATTGCCAATCTTTACCGCGTCCACTCGATGTGATGTGCCGTAATATGTCTTGCTACTATCATACGTCCCTCGAAATGCCAAGACTGGGCTATCTCCTTTCGCTCCGTCTGCTGCTGAGATGCGCGTTGGCTTGCTCCAATCCGTAAGAAGAGCGTCTGTCGCTCCCGAAATTCTAGCACTCGTCATCCAAAGATATTGCAAATCTCCCACGGCTGGTTGTTCGGCTGTCCATCCTTTTGGAGCTCGCTCTTTTATCTTAATTTCTGGTGGGGTTGTGCGTGAACCATTCACGGCAAATCGCAGTTCTGTATAGTCCGTGCGGAAGTCCTCCTGCGCTCTCGTCCACGGTGTGGGTCTGTATGATTCCTCCAACTTCGGACAAGCAAAATAAACTTTCCCGCCTTCTTCGTGTTGGTTGTGGCTCCGACAGGCCAAATGGAGGTTTGTACGACCGCTCTCGCGTGCCGTAAAAGTCACCGCATACCGCTTCCATCCCTCGGCTGTGTTATTCTCCTCGTCTATGGGCTTAGCTCCGCTAATTTTGAACGATGTGCCGATAGGCCAAGCAATGAGCCAACCTGCATCTGCGCCTTTTACGTAGACTGAAAAAGTATAGGTGATACCTGCGGTAAGGCTCAAAACCTGAAAGATGTTAGCATAGCTTTTGACGTTGTCTCTCCAATACGTGCTACGTTTGAAAGATTCACACGACACCACCTTTGCGCCTGCGTGAGGGGGTACAATGTCTGGCTCGTGCCTTATGACGCCGTCTTCGCTTTTATACGCCTGCCACGCAAATTCTTTGTTCTTTTTGGTGTCTGTGGATACGGCTTTCGGGTTCAAGTCCGCATTTTGTAGTAAGTTCGGCATCGGGTTCAATCCGTCCGCTCCATTCTTGCCTGGAATGCCTTGTTCTCCTTTGGTCTTGCTCCACTTGTACGCACTTGGGTTGCTTGGGGCTTGCTTGTTGAAGTCCGTGCATTGACCGATGTAGTCACCTACCGTTTCACCATTGTATGAAGTGAAGTTTTGCCCCCCATCGTTCGAGTACTTGATATGAAGGTATGTTGTATGTCCGTCCGATCCGTCTGTGCCATCAGCACCGCGCGAAACTGGTTGCCAAAAAGTCGTATTTGTGGGGTTTACTCCCCAAGAGGGTTGAGGGTAAATGTAACGATACGTCACCAAAGCCCCCTTGGGTGTGGTGTGTGTGACCTCATCCCCTTCGTAATAAGTGTAGCCAACATTCCACACGCCACGGAAAACCCCAATAAGCGCAGATACTCCACCCTCGTTTTGTACGAGTGTTCCGTTAAGTCTTAGTTTTCCATCTCCCTTGGTGTTGAAATCTAAAGCGTTCCCCAATTTCATTGATGCGCTCGCCATATCAAAGAAACTTCGGCCGTCGCTTGCCACAAGGCGGTCTGTGGTGATACGTGAGGGCAAAATCTCGGTAAAGCCAAACATCGGGGCAAAACTTCTTGTACCGCTGTTTTCGCTGTTGAGTGTCCCCACCAAAAGATTGTAACGGCTGCCCTCCTTAAGTGGTCGTGCCGTTTCGGACAACTCCACAGACGCTGCGCCCACTTGTCCGTTAGCCACATCGGGAGCTGAAATGTATACAAAGTATCTCTTCTTTGCATCATCCAAAACGGCACTCTCAAATCTTCCCACGCGCCAAAATTTGTGCGCTTCGTTGTCCCTGCTGTTGGTCAGCGTCTTTATTCCGAGAGTGAGGTGTTCTAACATTTGCTCGGGTGCTACAAATTGCCGCTTCTCGCTGTTGTAGACAAACTTGTGCGCCAATTCCTTTCTCGTGCTGCTCGCATTGTCCACAAATCGAAATTGCAAACTCTCATCTCCCACGATGGTCTGCATCGTCTTCACCGCAATAGGGCTGATTGCCTTGTCGTAGCCCTCCACGGCTTCTCGGAGCATCTCCATTGTTTCTTGCGCGTCTCGCAGTCTTCGCTGCGCAAAATCGCTCACTTGTCGCACTTGTTCTTCTGCACCTAGGGCTTGATTTTCTAGTTTTTGTAATGTAGATGAGAAAGAGCGAGAGATGGGTGCGTTGCTCAATTCCAAGATGGGACTGTGGGGGTTGTTCACATATTGCTTAATGCCAATAATACGAACGTCCACCCCCTCGGGTTGCCATTGAGGGTCTGAGAATCTCACAAACCCGCCAATTTTGAGCCGTCCGCCGATATTAGCCCAGTTCTTCTTTGCCCAAATGCCGTCAAGTTCGCCTGTAAAGGTAAATTGCGCGCCCTCGTGGTCATAGAGATAAGCAACGGCTTTGCGCATTAAATCCCACTCTGCGCCCTGCTTCGTTTTCGGTTCGTTGATGTATGCTTCGGGGAGTGCGCAATGAAAAACGGCATACTCGTCACCTACTCTGGGCATATAGGTCGCGTTGGGCATCGTCTGTCCGTCCATTTCCTTTGGCACAAGTTCAAAGCGTTTGCTCTTCTTCTCTCCTGCTTCCTTGTGGTTGTATTTCACATCAAATTCGCGTCCTGCGAGCATTCCACTTTGGAAAATCACCGTCATCTTTTCGCCTGCGATTAGATGCTTCTCGTAGTCCAGCGTGTCGGGGATGCTTGCATCGGAGAAATCATAAAAATGTTTTTTCTCGTTCACCACTACCACGGCTGAAACTCTCCCCACGCGCTTTGGATAAATCTCTGTTGCGTCTAGGCTGTCTTCTGCGCCCGACACTCCGTTTAATCCGCTTCTTCTCACTGAAAGCCCGTCAGCTGCCACTACATAAGAGCGCGCTCGGCTTGCGTCAAATCCTGCTTCGCCTTCAAACTTTGAGCCGTCAAAGCGTATTTCTCCCCCTTTGGGCATATGCAGTGTGCTTGCTCCGTATTTAGATGCGTCAATGTTGCGCTCTCCTCCTTGCACAAAGAGCTGTTCCACTGGAGGTCGGTCGCCTTGGTTGTTGCGTCCAACCCCCGACACAAAGCCATTTCCGCGTCCATAGCTCAAAGACAACGGCTGCGCTTTGCTTCCTTCCACCTTCCCGAGAGATATTGTGCGCCCCTCGATGTGCCACTCTGTTTTCATCTCTTCGGCCATACGCTGCAAAGCCGTCATGCAGTCCACGTGGTCGTAGTTCACCAACACTTCAGCCCCTGCAATGCACGCGCCAATGCTCCAACCGCTTTCTCTTCTGTTGAGATTGTCGATGAGTTGCTGAAGATGTTCTCTGGGCTGTGCCGTGAGCGAAAATTTGAGCCTTCCATCTACCACGTTACGCAGTCTCCACAATTTGAGTTTGGCTTGTGGGCTATCCATCGTTAGCGTATATTCGTAGTGCCTTGTATGGTGCATTTTGAGAGCTTCGGGTCGCGTCAGCGTGTAACGCGTGTTTTGAAAATCCACGAAAGCACCGAGGGGTATTTCTACGTGTCTAGGAAGTTCAAAATAAAGCGTCAAACTATCTTCTCCCATCAGCGCGCGGTGGCGATAGGAATTATCGCTCACTTGCAGGTCGAGAAACTTTTGTCCGTTGGCTGAATATAAACTTATCATCGTTTTGTGGTGGTTGTTTGGTTGGTGAGATTAGAGCGGTGCGCCCCCATCGGTGAGTACAAGTGTCAAAGCCACTTGTAGCCAAATGCGCTCTGGGTCATTGAAGAATTGTTCCACTTTCAAGCTCTTGTAGTAGCAGGGCAAAGCGCGTGAGTGGGTGGGGCTTGTGAGCTTGTGTTCCCCTGCTTGGGTCAGCGTGTAGAGCAACGCTTCATAATTGTTCCATAGCCGTTGCTTGTCGCTGTCCGTCCAAAGCAACGGCAAAGTAACTTCTCGGTGCGCCACACTCACCCTGCCTTCATTGTCGTAGGTTGCGCCCCTCACGTTCGACACGCTCACCGAAAGGTTTGTTTTTGCTTGGGGGCTATGCCACAAACTCTGCTCCGCGCCTTGCAGCATCTTAGCTCCGTATGCACTGAATGAGCTTCCGTCAATTTGCCACGCTTGCTGCGTCATTCCTTGTGGTGGCTGTGGCTGTCGCTCTGCGATGATGGGCAAATCCTCCGCCACCTTAAGGTTGAAAAGATATAAGCCATCGGTGTACTTCAAATCTGAAAATCCCTCCCAACGCAAACGGAACTCTCGGGGCAAACTTGGGTCTGACCAATCGCGAGACACCTTCTCAGACAAAAACTGCAAGAGGTCTTTGTATTTTTGTCTATCGTTTACCGCCATCCCGATGACAAACTGACGCGCTGCCACTTGTGGTGCGGTGAGGTCTGCTTCGATGCCGTCTTCTTCGTGCCAGTCGTTGGTGCGTATGGCTTTGAATTGTGGCCACTCGAGGGCTTCGTTCCATCCGCCTTTTGTGACGAAAGCTCCAAAGCGTTGCAAGAGGTTTGTGTTGTCTATTGTGGTAAATCCATACATAAGCCTTGCTAGTTTTTTATTTTCACCCCCTTTAGCGCAATGTCGTCCAGGCTGTTTCTCATTGCCTTTGTGGCAGCTTCCACGGCTGCAAGGCGCGTTGGCAAGTCGTTTGTGTTGCGTTCAATGCCCATCACACTACGCAAGATTAGATTGCTATTGTTGACGAGCATCCGCGTTTGTTCTGCAATCGAGAAAGTATGCCCTTGTATAGCCGTCATTCGTCCGTTTAGCTCGTTCACGCTGTCTTGGCTTGCTGTGGCGATGCCCTTCTCCGATGCTTGGCGCGTTTTTTCATCGCTTTGCGTCAGGTCTATTCCCTCTTTTTTGAGTTCATCACTGAGTTGTGCATACGTGTCTTTGAGCCGTCCTTGCGCGCTTTGAATCTCTTTTGTTGCTTGCGCTGCTGCTTTGAGCATCGTGTTGTTGTCTCCGCTCTCAAAGGCGCGTTTCACCTTCTCGGCTTGTTCTTTGAGGATGGGCTGCAACACGGACGCTTGCAGCATATCTTTCACCATTTGTTGCATCACCTTCTTAGTGGTGTCTCCAAAGGCTTTTGCTGCGTCTTCTCCTCTGTCGAAAGCATCCACAACGGCATTTATCACTTCATCTCCGTAATTACCAAAGATGCCGCTCAAATACTCGTCCATCTTCTTTAGGGCTTCTTCGTATTGCTCCTCTTTCTTGATGAGGGCTTCAAACGTTTTCTTGCCGTCGCCTTCAAATTGTCGGGTCTGGACAATACTCTTTGCGAGTTCGAGGTTCAAGTGTCCGTTGGCTTTCACTAGGTCTTTGTATTGAGATGTAAGTCCGCTATATGTGTCGCGACCTGCCCCCCAACCAAACAAACCTGTTTTTACATGTCCTGTCTTTATGCTGAGTGTTGCTAGTCCTGCAACGTCCTTTTCTCGTTGGTTTACTAAGCGTTCACGAAAGTGTTTTGCCAATCCTCCATATACCACCCCATTGTATAGTCTAAATCCAGGGTGGTCTTCGTTAACGAAGGAATCTAGCTTACCTTCATATGCGAGATTTTGTCGATGCGTCTTTAGTTCTTCAAAGTTCCCCTTGATGCGTCCTTTGATTTCCTTGTACAATTCCGTGGCTGCTTTGAGGTTCTCCAAAGCCTTTCCGCGCTTTGATGACCCAAAGATGCTATCCATATTGCGCGCTTCCATCTGCTCTTTGCGTAAAAGGTCGTTGTAAAGCTCCTGCTGGTCGTTGATTTCGCGCTGAATGTCTAGCAAAGCTTTCTTGTGTTCGGCTGCACTTTGAAATGCCTTTGTCACTACCTTCATCCCCTCTCCTACGGCTGCTAGTGCTGCACCCACAACTCCGCCTTGAGCAAAGCCCTGAGCGATGTTTCCTAGGCCGTCTAGTGTTGCTCCTAGAGTGTCTGCTGCATCTGCCAAACCATCTGCCCCTGCTGCCTTCGCTGCTGCTGCAAACTGACTAGTAAGCCCTTTCACCGCTCCGATGGCTGGCACGGCTGCTTCTGCTATTTTCTGCATCTTCTCTGTGAGGTCGAGTTCGTTTCCCTCCTCGTTCACCTTGCGAATGGTTTCGAGCAACTTCGAGAATGGGTCTTTGCCCTCCACTTCTTGCTTCAAACGCTTTAGGGCATCTGTCAGGTTTTTCAACTTTTCGGGACTTTCTTGCAGAGCCACGAGTTGTTCCGTGGAAAAACCAAATTTCGGTGACAAGTCCTCCTTTTTAGCAGTCTTGAGATAAGCCAGCAACTGCTCCGTATCGGTGACTATATCGCGCAGTTGCTTTCGGCTCTTCGTGCTAGTGTCTTCAAATAGACGCACTAGCAAGTCTGACGATTGTTGCGCTGCTTCGGCTTCTTGGTCGTAAATCTCCTTTGTTTGCTTCTTTACCTGTTCCTCTAGCACTTTCAGCATACGCTTCTTCTCGTCCTCGCTCACTTTGCTTTTGTTTATGGCTGCGCGGTCTTCGGCTGCCTTCTTCGTTATGGCGGTGCGCTTGGCTTCGTAGTCTTGGAAACGCTCCTTTAAGCTCTCCAACAAGCGTGTCTGTGCCTTTTCCTCTATTTCCTTATTGAGCTGCGTTCGAGCTTCGAGTTGTGCGCGCTGCACCTCGGAAAGGTCTTTATCGGTGAGTTTTGTTTCGCTATTTTCGTCGAGCAGTGAGTTGCGATAGTTGGTGGTCTGTTCCTTGGTGGCTTTGGGGTGGAGGTTGAGCCACTCGTTCACCTTGTTGTCAGCGAGTTGTTCCAACATAGATTTGCGCAGTTTTTTCACCTCTTCTTCCATTCGCCTTGCGTTGAGTGCTAGCTGTGCGCGCTCCTTTTCAAACCCCTCATCCATAGCTTCAACGCGCCTTTGTGCGAGGTCGAGTTCTCCTTGTGCTTCTTCCTCCTTGCGCTTCTCATTGTATTGTTTGATGAGTTGCTGTCGGTCGAAAGTCTCACGGGCTATTCTCTCGCGCTCTCTCTGGGCTTGCTCTGCGCGATTTTTGGCATCCGCCTGCGCTTTCTTTCGTCTGTCTTCTGCTGCCTTCTGTCGCTCCTTGGCACGCTCCTTGGCACGCTCCTTGGCTGCGTCTTTCTCTTTCTGCGCTTCTGATGACGCGTGCGTGTAGTTATATCCTTGTTGTGCTGCGCCATTTTGCGTGTAAACTGTGTTGCCTATCTTGATGGACTGTTTACCACTCTTGCGCATCTCAATAGCTAGGTTAGTGAAATACGTTCCTAGGCGTTTCAGTTCGTTGATGTCCATCGTTTTCATCCACGCTGGCACTTCGGCATCAAAATTGATTTTGAAGTTGAGGTCGGTTTGCTTAAACTCCTCGTATATCTTCTTGATGCTCTCATAGAGTTCTTGCGCGCTGCTGTTGGCATTGAGCATTTTGCGCTGTCCTGCGCTCACTCTTTCGTGAAACGTGGTGTGGGCTTCCGCTGCGCGTTTTTGCGCGTCTGCGTCCTTGTTGGTGATGTCGATGAATCGCTGACGCTCGGAGCTGGCGTCTTTCACCGCGTCGATGTAGCCGTCTAGAATGTCTCTGTTAAAAAGACCCTCGTGCCAGTCATTGTCTGTAACCAAGTCTGAAAAACCAGAAGACTTCAAACGCTCCTTGATGAGCTTTTTGAGTTCCTGCTGCCCCTTCTCAAACTCTTCTCCTGTCTTGTTGGCGATGAGATTGCCGTGTTCTCTCACCGCGTCGGCCACTATCATAGCCACCACCTTTGAGTTCTCATTCAACTCTTTCAGCATGACTTCTGCGTCTGCACCATGTTTGGGGTCGTAGGACGCGTCCCTCAGTCTTTTCTCCAACTCCTCGTTGGCCTTCTTCTCGGTGTCGGAGAATTGGTCGTTGGCGGTCTGTATGCCGTTGAGCCGCTGCTGCTCGATGCCCTCCTGCTTTATTAGCTCGATGGCTATCTCGCGCTTCTTGTTTACCTCGTCGATGCTTGCCCCCTCTTGAAGTTTGGCAAGGCCGTATTCCTCGAGTATGGTGTTGAGTTCGCCCAAGGTCTTCTTGTAGGTCGTAGAGCTGGCGTCTAGTCCTTTGAGGGCTGTGCTGAGAAATTCCACCTCCTCCACAGCGTCTGCTGCCTTCTTGCCAAAACGCGTAGACAGTTCCGTGGTTTCCTCCATACCACTATTAAAAAGCGTGAGTGCCGTCACGGCTGCCCCTATCACCCCCACGATTAGCCCGATGGGGTTCGACATAATGGCTGTTTTGAGTCCGTTCATAGCCACACTCAGCAAGCTGGTTTTGGCTGCTGCCACGGCTTCCGCTTCGCTCAGTGCTATGCCCTGCATCGCTGCAAGTCGCTGCTGCAAGACTGCCTCTTGTTGGATGGCGGTATTAATCTTGGTGGCTACACCCACAGCCAGCACCGCTGCCTTGTATGCCCCCCACGTGGCGATGGTGCCACCCACCACAATGCCTATTTGCTTCCAGTGGTCTACGATGCTTGATGCCGCACCCAAGATGCCCCCGATGACGCCCTCTGAGCTTTTCCCCACTTCGTTAATCATTTGCTCCACGGCATCTTCCAAGTTGGAGATTTGCCCCGTGATGCTCTTGCTCTGCGCTTCCATCAGTCCGCCAAACTTGCTGCCCTCGCTCGTCATCGCCACTATCGCCTTTTCCACTTCGGGAAATCCCACCTTGCCTTGCTCCACGAGCTGCTTCACCTCGCCCTTGGTCACACCAAACTGCTTGGCAAGTTCGTCTACGAGGGGGATGCCCCGATTGAGAAACTGGTTGAGGTCTTGTGTGTACAAGCGTCCTTGCACCATCGTAGTGCCGTAGAGATAAGCCAAATCGTTGATGGGGACGGACAGCCCTGCTGCAATGTCGCCCAGACGGACGAGGGTCTCGTTCACCTTGTCGGCTTCTTCGCCATAAGCCAAAAGTTGTTTGGCAGAGTTGGCGATGTCGTTCATACCAAAGGGTGTGGTGGCAGCGGTGTTGATGAGCTGCTGCATGAGTGCGTCTGCCTTCTGCTTGTTGCCCAGCATAGTGGTGAAGGCTATCTCTAGCTGCTGAAACTCACCGCGCACGGTGGCAACCTTGACGGCAAAGTCTTTGAGCTGCCCCACGGCAAATGCTCCCGCCATGGCTGCGCCCATCTTCTTCATTGCTCCCTCCATGAGGTCACCTTCTTGTGTGGCGGTCTGGCCAATTCCGCGCAAGATGTCGCGACTCTCTTCTGCCTGCGCTTGTAGAGCCGAGTTGTCGAGCGTGATTCTGTAGTTCAGTTTGCCTTCTTCCATCTCACTTCGATGCTTTTAGTTGTTTATATGCCGAGTATGGCGTCAATTTTCTCTTGGTCTTCAGGGTTGCTCATATCTAGGATTTCTGTGTCTTCCTCTTTTGTTTTGGCTTTATAGTCAGGGAGCGTGGCGGAGAGCAAAACGATGTTGGCGTAGCTTAGCTCATAAAGCACTTGCTCCACAGGCAGTCCAAATCCCTTCACCATCCCAGCGACTAATGCCCAAGGGCTGTCGTTTCTGTCGCGTCCACTTTCTTCTTCGTCAGATTGATGTCGAGGAGGAAAGTGGTAAGCGCGAAAAAATCGGCAATGTTTAGCGAATTGAGCAATGCTGCCATCGTGCTATGCAGCTGCGTTGGCGATAGTTCGTGCAAAATTTCCGTTGCAAGCCTTTGTTGGTCTTGCTTTTCTCTTCTGAGCCAGCGCGATAAAAATGTACGTGGTGTGGGTGGTTTTGCTCCTAGAATTAGAACCGCAATAATATCTCCAATTACTTTGCAGTCTTTCGCAATATGTAGGGATTCTGTCACAACGTTTTCTCCGTCAAGATGGTAGTGCGGAAGTTTTGAAATCAATTCAGACACAGCTATTAGTGTAGCCAATGTTGGAGGAGCAGCTTTGTATGTCTTCTTGCCAATTTGTATCTCTGTTTCTTTTTGCAGAAGTACATTTGCGACCTTTGATTCTAACGTTTCATTTTTCTCCATTTTCTATGTTTTTTAAACTATGGGGAGCAGTCGCCTGCTTGCTTCAACGGCTGCTCCCCTTGTTTTATTCGCTAATCACCTTCCTCTTAAGGAATTTCCCGTCTTTAGGCTTTAGTACCTTTATGACGTAGTGCATCAAACCTCCTTCAGCAGAAGTGTAGCTCTCCGTCACTGCTACTTGCGCGCGGTCAATGAGATACCCCTTTGCAGTTGGGTCTTCTGGAATAAGGCGAAATGCGTGTTCACCTTGAATAACACCGTCTTCGTCTTCAAAGGGAGGATCGGTGTCTTTCTTCACAAACAATTCAAATTCTAGTTTGTACTTGCTTTGTTCTGTGCGACTATCAACGACACCTCCCCCCTCTTCGAGGGCTTCTGTTACGTTACCTTCCGTTGATTCGATTTTTGTTGTGCCGTTCTTGGGAGTGTCGATTTTCTTCCACTCCGCAGATTCCTTGGGTGCTCCGCCTTCTGATGGCTTGGTTTCGAGCTTCATTTTACCCCAGTTCAATGTTGCCATATCTTTTGAGTTTTAGTGTTTATAAATCACTTCCGAAATATCGAAAATGTAGGCGAATAGAAACAAAATGTTGCTTCAAATTCTCGTCGGGATACGAGGAAATTATGCCGTTTAAATCCCAAATATAGTTATTGCGCGCTGCTGTAAGTCCTTCGACCCACGATTGCGCTGCTCTTTCTATTTCTTGTGTCCTGCCGTTGTTCTCTGTCGTTGTTCCGTCTTGATATATATCGATGTCGGGAACGTAGATATTAAGAGTAACAAAGCCAGATTGGATTTGTTCGGCTGTTCCAGCTGTGAATATGAGGATAATATCTTCTTTCACGCTGTCTCTCGGTCTTTGCCCTTGCATATAGACTTTTCCCGAAAGAGTTTTCGCTAGCGAACTGTTAAGTACTAGTTCTCTCAATTCGTTTAGCACCTCTTTTGCCGTCTTCGCCATGTTAGTTTAGGTTTAGTTGTCTCATCATCCTTGGTACAATGTCCTCTGCTTTCAATACTGCGCTACTCAAGACGTCTCGCCCCCTTGCTGCCACGTGGGCTGCGTAATCCTTACCAGCTACCACCACGAGGGCAATCCCTCTTGGATATGCCGCTGCGATTTCTTGTGCGTAAGTTAGTCCTTCGTTTGCGCCAGAAGAACCTCCCTTTACAACTTCGAAACCAGAACGACTGACGACTTGCCCATCTAGTAAAATTATAGCTCCTATTGATGAGCGGAGATTGCCTGTTTGGTCGATGTAATCTCCCTTCATACGCGCTTCTCGTACTAGAACCTCTGCTATGTACTGAAATGTTCGTATAATAGCTCGGTTTATTCTCTCCGCTCTCTCTCGCATTTCTACTGTCAAGGCGTTATAGTCGGTATTGTCTACTATCGCCATGTATCCTTGGATTTATGAATGTATAATCTCCATTGCCTTACGGCTTTTAGTTCCTCTTGCCATTGAACGGCAAAATCTCCTATAACGCGCCCTGCTTCGTCCCAAAGACGCACTTGCTCACCTTCCAAGGGTTTGCTATCAAGAAAGACGTTATAACTTGCCGTTTCGATAGCTTCTCCTTCGTGTATGGCTTGTTTGTTTTGCGTTATTGCGACGATTTGGCAGGCGCGTTGTTCGGAGTAACCGATAACCACAGATGGGACGGCATGCCCCGTTGTAGGGTCGATTCCCCCTGCTTTTTTCAGTTTCACTGCAATTTTTCCATTTGCGATAATCATAACTTCGAGCCTTTGTAGCCAAATGTAGCTTTTGTTGTGCTTTCTTCCTGCTCCCACATGTTGAGGAGTCGCTTCCCCTCTAGACGATACTGCAACCGTTGTTCGTCTGTGAATGAGTAGTTTTGCCCCCCTTGTGAGATATTAGGGGCAAAAGAAAGCCACATCAACACATCTGCCTTGGCTAGATTATAATTGCCACTTTTGAGTATAGCTTGAGTGATTGTTTGGTCAATGGCTATACCTCGCGTCACTGCTATACTTTCTAGTGTCGCTTGTGGAATAGGATACATTGTTATCCCTTGCAATGATTCTGCAATAGTCATCGTGGAGTTTTATATGGAGTTTTTACCAGCTTTGGCCGTCCGTCTTAACGTAAACAGAGCGCGTTGCAACGTCAAGCACCGGAATTGCATCGGCCTGCGCGATAGTCACTTCAGCGGTTGGTTCGATGGTTCCGTATTTTTTGACAACGGTGTGGTTGCGCACGGTGCGGATAACGGCGTTGTTGGCTGGCTCTTCGAGGATGTCGTAGGCGGTGTGGCCAATCTTCTCGGTTTCGGTGATGACCAAGCGGTTGTCGGCAAAGGGATTGCCCGAGGTGAAGTTCCCGTTGGCGTCTTCGCGAGAGATGGTCTGGTGGATTTCGCGGATTTGGATGTCCTCGAAGCCAGGGAGGGTGGGCAACACTGCGTTGAGGGTCTTGAGGTTGGGCACTCGCGTGGTGTCGGTGGCCACGTTGAACTGACTGTTGCAGAGTTTGATGACCTTTTCGTTGTTGACGATTTGGTGCAACAGCTTGCGGTTCATAAAGATGAAACGTGGGTTGAGATAATACTCATCGGTCATCTTCTCGAGAATGGTGCGTAGCTCTTCGATGATGTCGGTGTTGGCTTCTGCAAAGCTGGCTTTGGTGTGGAGTTTGAGCTTGTCGTCTACTTGGTAGTCGAGAGAAAACTCGTTGGCAAAGGTGGCGTTGTTGGCCGTGGTGAAATCGAGCTTGCCTGCGTTGGAGAAGAGTGCCCACGCGATGTATTCCAACTCTGCCTGCACGGCATTGAAACAGAAGTCGATGTCTTCGCCCCAATACTTGACGAGCTTTGAGAGGTCGGGGGTGTTGGCGAGCTTTAGTGCGTTTTGAAACTCTTTGAGCTGCGCGCGGTTGAGGTCGCGACTAGTGGCGATGTAGGGGATGTCGCCTTTTGCGCTCTGGAAGATGGGACGCGACTTTCGGATGATGGTTGCGTTGTCGGAGTGGATGTCGGCTGCCACGTTGCGCGCGTGCACTTGATCTTCGAGCGTTGCCCAATTGAAACCGATGCTTCGCTCAATGGGGAAGTATTTGCCGAAATGCCACTGCGTGGCGTCGATGCCAAGCACTCGGGCTTCAACGTGCTTTTGGTTGAGGCCTTCAATGAGGGTTTGAGTAACTGTTGCCATGTTGTGGGTGAGTGTTTTTTAGGGATTTATTGATAGTCGATGATGCCCTTGAGATATTGCAACACCTCTGGGGGGAGGTTCGCACCGCGTGTGACGCCAATAAGCACCCCGTCGGTGTCGATGTTGTCGCCAGGCACCACTTTTCGACCTGAGCCTACGAGGGCAAATGGTGTGTATTTCAACTCAGAGGTGTTGCTTTCGGCTGCTTCCTTGGCTTCGAGTAGGTGTTTGCCCTTCTCGATGGTGGAGCCAAGTGCGGATTCGAGTTTGACGATGTCGAAGCCTGCCTTGCTGCGGTCTACCTTGGCCACCTTGACGGCTTTCGCGCCAACGGTGAGCATCACGAAGTCGCCTTCTTTGAAGTGTTGGAATTTCTTGACCTTCAACTCCGTAGCATCGCTCTCTACTTGCTCCACTACTTCTGCGGTCTTGATGACGTGGCAGCGTCCCTTGTCGGGGATGGAGAGCGGTGTACCTTCAAGAAGATAGTCTCCTCCAAGCTCTGAAACGACCACTCCGACACCTCCTCGGACATCGGCTACCTTGTGCTGAAAAACTTTTGGGATGTGCGTGTCTTGCACGCGCTTTACGGTCATACCCATACTGTTTCTAGTTTAGTGTGTGTTAGTTAAACGTATTTTCCCCTTAAAACGGCTGTTCTCCATCTTTGGTAACCCCTGCTCGGTGGTTGATGGCTTCGATTTGCTCTTTGGTGAGTTCCTCATTTCGTTTGCCGTTGCCACCTGCTGATGGTTGTCCGAAGACAGCTCCTTTGGTCTTGGTGTCGTTCACGATGCCGTCCACCTCTGTGGTAACCTCGGAAACGAGGGTGTTGAACTCATCATCAGAGAGAGTATCAACAGCCATACGTTCGTAAGGCTTACGAAGTGTTTCAGGCAGCTTTGAGATGACATCCGAGATTTGCTTTTTTCGGGTTGCGGTTGTGCGTTCACTATCCATTTTGTTCAGTCGGTCGCTCATAGACTTGTTGCTTTCAATGAGTGCCTTTGCCCAAGCAGGTATCTGTTCGGAAGCACCCCCACCGTTGTTTGGGGTCTGCGGGGCGGTTGTGGTCTGTGGTGATGACGCACCCCCACCGTTGTCAGGGTTAATTACCTTGCCGTCTTTGAGGTTGTGTTTCTCCTCGTAGTTCTTGACGGCACTCTCTTGCGCTTCGGTTGCTCGGCTATCCCCATAACTGTCAATGACCTGTTGGAGAGTAACCCCACTGACAGCGGTTTTGACTCCCTCTTCGGTTGTTACGGTCTTCGCTAATCTTGCAGCCGTCTTTTGCAAAATGTTGTCTCCTACCCCCGGAAATTGGGTTCTCAGAGCTTCAAGAATTTGTTTGTAAAACATAGCTATGAATTGAATTAACTAATTAGTTTGGGTGTAAAGGTACTAAATTATTTTCAAATGCTTATGTTGTGAGCGTGTTTATCTGAGAAAATCCCACTATTTGGCCGTGTTTTATCTTTGAAATGCGCTCTTGGTAGATAAATAATGTTAAAATGGGGTTGTATTTCACTATACGGTTAAAAATACTCCGAGAAAATGTGTGATAATTAAAATACTTCACTTAACTTTGTCACAGAAAAAGATAATCACCTCACAAACAAGCAGTTATGAACACGATTTCACTCTCATACAGCACAACGGAAATCAACCGTAACTTTCGCATCAAAGTTTTCGGCTTGAATGAGAACTTGAAGAAATTCAACACCCTCGTTGGCGTAAGCGGTCTGATTAAACTGATTGGCGACATTGAACTGACCAACCGTCTACTCAAACGAGCTTTCAGCTGTCAAGATGACGCTTGTGTTTGCAAACTGCGCAGAGGTGTGACAATTACATTCTATTACAAATAAAACCATCAGCAAAATGAAAAAGTTTATCGCAACGTATTTTCGCCACAACCCTCAACTCAAGAGCGGTGGCTATGAGACAACAAGAGAAATCGAAGCTCGCACAATCGCATCGGCAAAAAAGAAAGCCGAGAATATCAATAGCCCTTACGGCTCAATGCAACTCCTGAAAGTCGAACCTAAAGCATAACGACAGATATGACAGACCAATCAATCATCGAAGCAGCCTTTTGGGCTGGGTTTGAACCCTCGTCTGACAGCCTGACCGCACAAGCTCTATATGAGGAAGCAGAAGAATACCTCTGCGCATCAATCAGATTTTAACTAAACAACAGCAATATGACAATATTCGAAGCATTCAGAAACGTCAAGAGTCTTCACCCTTACGCTCTTGCCCTGATAAGACTGAGCGACTGTTACATGTTCATAGGAGAGGACGCACAGCGCACGATGCATCTGCTCAACATCAAGCCGACAACCATTGACGCTGACGGCACACCCCTGGAACAAATCAGTTTCCCACACCAAGACTTGGACACCGCTATACTGAAATTCTTTAGAGCTGGTTTACGTGTCATCTGCGAGGATGCGGAAACCAACAGCAAAGAGAAGCGTATATAGCAACAATCAACCCAACAATTAAATTTTCATCAGTATGGAAGCAGCACTCCAACAAGGACTGAACGAAGTCGTAATGAATAAGGTTCAGCGTATGATTGACGGCAAAGCCGTCGGTGTTCAGGCAACAATGGAACGCCTGATTAACGAGGGCAAAATTGCCCAAGACTACATCGCCCCTATTGGTATCAACCTCAAAGCCAAAGACCACGCCCCTGTGGTCACGTTTTCAGGCGACAGCCGCCTGATGATGAACTTGCCTGACGGTCAGTTCACGATGCACAACAATGCTGTCTATCAGGTGGCAGACCGTTTGGGAATACCCTCTCGCTATCTCCGCTCTCTTGCGCAGGGCGAGCCTTGGGCAAACCTCTTGGCAGCTCATCTACTCAATCAGCACAGCGAATGGACGCAGCGCAGCCGTGTGTTGGTGCGCACGGTCGGCAGTCAGGTCAGGGGCGTTCTCTCTGACAGCTATCGCAGACTGAACAGCGTGGAAATCCTGACAGCTTTTATTCAGGAAGCCGCTGGGCAGGGAGCGGTCATCAGCGATGCCTATATGAACGACACAAAGGTTTGGGCGGAAACAATCCTCCCGACACCCATAACCGTGCCAACAGCCAAGAATGGCGACGTCATCATCTTTGCGGGGGCAAGGTTCTCAACGTCTGACTATGGGGACGGAGCGGTGGATATGCGAGCTTTCCTTCTGAACGGAGCTTGCCTGAACGGTATGGTCAGGGAGAGCGTAATGAAGCAGGTTCATCTTGGCTCGAAGCTGCCTGACAACCTCGCGCTTTCTGATGAAACCTATCGGCTCGACACTCAAACCACGGTGTCAGCGGTCAAAGACCTTACAAAGGGGCTGTTCAGCCGCGACAACCTTATGCAACGAGCAATCGAAATCCAAGGCGCATCGGAGATTGAGGTTGACTTCAACCACGAACTTAAACGCCTGACTAAAGACGGTGGTCTGCTGAAAACCGAGTGTAAGGAGGTTGAGAAGATCCTTATGCGCAATAACCCTGATGACGGGGTTCAGGGGGGGGCAACGCTGTGGAAGCTGACCCAAGCAATCACGGCACACGCAAGAGAGCTGACCCCTGAAAGAAGCCGCGAACTTCACGAAATATCGGGTTCTCTCCTGAAACGTGTAAAAGTAAACGCATAAACATTCATCGACCGCCACAGGGGTTGTAATCAGGCTCTGTGGCGGTCATAATTAAAAACACTATGACCAACAAAGAATTTACATTTTCGTGCAATTGGGAGAATGACGGTATGCTTGATTGGAGCAACGCCAAGACCTTGAAGCGCTATAAAGAGCTGAAAAACCAACACCCTGATGTAGAAAACCACGACTGCTTCTTCGCTTTCGGCAATGAGCAATTCTACAAGGGGCTTGCTCGCCTGATAGAACGTGGGGTGGTAAAATCCGTGAAAGAGATAGTCAGCGGTGGCTGTGGTATGTATGGAACGCCTGACGGTATCAGAGCTGTCTATCGTACCTATGACGACCGCGACAAAATCATCAGTCAGGAGTGCGACCCACAGGAGGTGTATTGCTATGAATATAACAATCACGAGAGCTGCATCGCCTATGACGGAGATTTGGAAGCCTTTCGCCTTGTCATCTACCTTTTCGGGGAGGAAGCAGCAAGACGCATCAAGCGTTTCAACGCTTACTATCCCTATGAGTATTTCTTCGGTCAGCCTGACGTAGAGCAAAACGATAACAAAGCATAGCAAACGATAACAAAATCCCTATTTGCCATTTTTGCTAATAACACAAAGATAGCATCTAAAGAGAGAAGAATAGAAGAGAGAAGAATAGAAGAGAGATATAGACTATTAACATAGTCTTGTCAACTTCGCCCTGACTTTTGGGGAGATATACGCCTAACATTCATCAGGCGTAACCCCGAAAGGGAGGGCGAAACCGAGAAAGAGGTGCGCGACCGCCCTCCCATAGTAACTGCTTAAACCGATAAAGCAATGACAAATCAGACAAACATCTACCAAGTTTACCGTGTGGCGTTCAATGAACCTCCCCTGACAGATGACAGCCGAACAGAGTTTTTCTTCACTTCGCTGTCGGCTATTTACGACACCTTTACCCCCGAACAGATAGGCTGCAAGGTCAGCCGACTATACAACATCGGGGTTTCTGACGGCACACCCTATCAGGGTCGGCTCTGTCAGATAACAAGAGAAGCCGTCAGCCGAAAAGCGCGAGAAAAGTCTATCTAAGGGTCGTAAAATTTCGTGGCGGTCAGTTTTACCGACAGTGTTTAAGAACCCAATGTGCGTGAAATTTGAATAAAACAACTAACTTTGCAAACGATATGACAGACAAAGCATTAAACATAGCAACGCAGCACGTCAGACGGCAGGGATTTGATGCCATAGAACGTGCTGGTGAAAAAGACGGTCAGGAGTATTTTCACTTTTGGCGAAAGGCTACCGAGGGTCATAAACTCGGAAATCCGCTCATCATAAAGGTAAACCCTCTGTCAGGGAATATTACTTTCGTTGAACGGCTCGATGAGATTATGTGGGCGTTTGGCGAGTATAAGAAACTCAAAGCAGACGGCAGATAGCCTTGATGATGTCAGGCGCAAAAAGCAGCTTGTCTACTTTCAACACTTCAATACTTTCAAGGTCGGGGTATTCTTTGATATTCAAGAATGCTCCGCTTTGTGCATCATAAAACACAATCTTTCCGTCAGAGAACCGCTCTGCCGTGATGATATGACCGTGGGATTGGTCGAAGTTAATGCCAATATGATAGCGTCCTGCGGCTTTTGTCTGACCGTCTAATTTTCTGAATAACTCATCATCTGACTTTGCTTTTAGGGTCGTTACAGTGGGCGTCTTGCCTTTCTCTGTTCGCCAACCGATAGCAGTGTTCTCTCCCAACTGAAAGGACAATCCGTTAGGGTTAGGCGAGTATGGCAGAGCCGTGATGTTAAGTCCTCTCAATCTTGCTTCGTGAATAAGAACCGTGGCAGCGCAGTTAGTGTTATAGCCATACTCCCTCCTCCCATAACCAACATTGGCCTTGCCGTCATCAGCTTCGAGGAATGTCATCGGCTTCGGTGTGGTGTTCAACGCTTTGGCTATGTCGTTTATGTTGGTTCGTTGCTCTGATGTCAGAGTTGGCGCAGGTCTGTCATCATAAATTTTCATAGCGTCCTTGGTGGCTTGTCTACCGAGCTTCGTTCCACGAAAACCACTCAGACTTTGCGTTTGTGGGGTAACGTCTAAATACTTGGGGTTCTCTGCCAGAAAATATGGTAGACTTTTTTGGACTCTCTGTAAACGGGCCTCGTTGTCAGCCAACCAATCCTTGAAAGCCTTTGGAACATCGTTGACTTGATTAACACCGCCATTTGTCACCTCCTCGCCACGGAGTATGCGCTTGTTGTCCTCCGCCATTTCCTCTTCTGTTTTAAGAATAGGTATAGCGAAACAACGGCAATGGGGGTGCCAACCAGTGAATTTGAAATCCTTGGGGTATTTGCCCTGCAGGTCGTCGCATATGCAATGAAAACGCACAGCCTTTCCTTGGTCGTTAAGGCAGGTGTGGTTGTTGGACAATTTAATCTCAAAGCCCACGACAAAACTCATAGTCTGCCACCTCTCGTGGTCTGCGGTTCGATAGGCGATGTTTCCTTCTGTGGCTGCTAGTCTTCGCGCGTTCTTGTAACTGCTTCGATATACTCCTTGCCCTGGGTGGAAAGCGGCAGCAGCCTTTGACAGATGAAGCTGTCCGTGCTTATCCCTGACCCTGCGGAAGAGTTTGTCAGGGTGTTTCAGGTAGTCACGAAGCTCTCGGCTCAACTCATCAGCAGACAGACCCTGACCAATGCCGAGGTCAAGACCCATTTCTATCTCTTCCTTGAATTGGGTGGTATAGTTCCATACTCGGTCAGACAGCCGCAGACCTCTCTCTTTCCTGATGATGAATGCTTCTCTCGCTTTTTCGTTGTTGTTGAAGTAACGTCTGTATTGCGCTGATGATAGCCGACCGATATTATCTCCGAACACCTGACGGCACAGCTCGTTGTTTTTGTTGTTTGCAAGCGTCCACTCTGACCTTATGCCGTTGACGATGATAGCCGATAAATTACTATTTACCGTCTGTGACAGCCGTTCGATTTTTTTGAGTGTTGACGGATAGTCTGCGAATGAAAACGGCACATCGGGGTTGTAATCGGTCAAGGACATACCAATCTTAGCCGCTTCACGTGCAGCTTCACGGAATATCTCATCTATCTGTTGAAGATAGCGGTTGATGTTCCGTTGATGTTGGAGATCGTATTTATTCTGCTTTGCCATTGTCAGGGGTGTTTCGTTTCAGAAAATTGTCGCAGCTGTTATCAGAGAGAAATTTGCACCATTTCCCATATTCGCTCTTCTTGTCGTACTTGCACCGACAGAGTATTAAATGACCGTCAATAGCCTTGCTGCACCAACCATAGGAGTGTTGGCAATCACGGCACTTAAACTCTGTCGGTTGCTGACGTTTTCGTATTCGTTTTCTCGCCATAGGTCAGATGTCAGGCGTAAGGTTCAAACACGTCTGCTTTCTTCTGCTCCGCTATTTCAGCGAGGGTTTTGTCTACGTCATCGCTGTGTCCGAAGCGTTCTATTGACTCCCTCTGCGACATAATAGGCTCGCCACCGTTTGCGGTCATCAGGTTTGTAATCTCGTCCTTTTCATCGGTTATGGCAAACGGAGTGATTTTCATATCAACTTTCAGAGCGTCAATGTCGGCTTCATACGCAGAGCCGAGCATTATCTTGGCGAAAGCCTTTATCACGTTCATTTCACGGTCAAATAACTCAATCAGGCGACCACTTTCATCTTTCACTTTCAGCTGTGCATCAATGAACATCTGTTTTCTACTTTCGCCTGACAGAGCCTGTTGGGACATCTTCTCATACGACCAATCAGGGAGTTGCAGCAGCGTGAAATATAGGCTTCGGAGTGTGTCTATCTGATATTTCAGGCTATCTGTTGCCTGTAGCCACGTCACATACTGCGCTGTTGAGCCTTTGGGTAGCTGAATGATAGAGCGAGCCGCCTTGTTTGCGCTTGGCTCGTCTCCGTACGCGATGACTTCATCAGTGAAGTATGCCAATAACGGACGCGAGTTTTCTCTGATGTAATTGCCGTTTCGAGAGAGCGACCATTCAATTTCATACGCGATGTTTGATGTGTACTCCCATATCGGTGTCGGTCGCCACGCATAGATGGCAGGTATCTTTCCGAGTGTAATGTTCTCATTCTCCACCTCAACCCAATCGCCTGATTCCATTGACCATTTTATGTGCTTCTCGGAGGTGTAGGTATCGAAGTATTGTATCAGCTTCTTACCCACCTTACGAGTATAGCCGACACTCGCTGCAATCATATCTCCGTATTCATCGTACAGTGGATATAGGTCATCGCCAAACATAGGGGAAAAGTTACGACAGCGGAGTTTCAGTGATGACGGCTTGCCGTAGATGTTCGTGTGTTCCTCAACAGCATACCACAGCGTCAGCACCTCGCACCCTGCGAAGAGCATATTGCAACGCTCTATGTTCACGCTGTCAATGCGGTTGCGGTCGTATATGTTTTCGATGAAAGCAGCAACCTCTTTCTGACGGTCATTTTCTGGCTTGTAAACACGTTTGATGGGTATGCCGCAGATCAACTCCGTCATACGCTTCGTGGCGAGCCGTTGAAGGTCAAGCGTGATGCGTGTTACTTTCTCTATGCCGTCTTCCGTGATGATGTCAGGATAGATGGCTTTGTTCATTACAGGGTGATTGTGTGGATAGTATTCACTCTGCAAGCCATACTGACCGCCCCATGTCGGAACGGAGATTGTTTTTTCTTTCAGTGCGGCAATGATTTGAGCCGCTGTACCGCCTGACTGCAGTATCTCTTGAATTGTCATCAGATGTTATTGTTTTGTTTATCGCTTTATTACCTTCGGGATATTTTCGCCAAACGGCTGATGTCAACCCTCTTTCGAGTGTTAATCGGATAGAATGTATTGGCGAGCGCATCAAAGAGGTCAGGAGAGCGTCCTATGCGAGCCTTGATGTCATCTTTCGGCTCAATGAGTATGCGACCGTCAGAGCGGAAAGACCACCTAATCTCCGTGGCTTCTTCATCGAAGCGGTTATCAGGCGGAAGCATAGCGTTGGTCTCATTCTTTGGGTTGAGCCAATCACGGACGCACCAAAACAGATAGGCTCGGAGGTTCTGAAAGGTGTATTGCCCCGTGATGTCTGTATAATCCTTTCCGTTAGGCTGTTTCGTTCCCTCGCTGTATTTACAGCTGATGATGTATTCTTGCTTGTCAAGCTCAAGGCAACGGCTGTACACACCTGCACCCTCGCCAATGGTATCAATGCTGACAAACATTTGCGAATCATACTTTCTTCGATGAACAATCTGACCTGCCACCGCCATATGGTCAGCCTGACCGCCACTATTATGAACAGAAAAAGGAGCGACCCAAGAGCCTTTCCTTTCGCAATAGCAGGTGCTGTCTCGTCCCATACCTGCAACGTCAACACCGAGTATTCGTGGGTCAGATGACAGCGGTTCTTTGCCGTGTGCCTGTCGCCAACGCTCGTGTGCCAATTCAAGCCACTGCATAGGTATCAGAACGTCATCAGCCACTTTCGGGAAGAGACCCAACACTTTCTTTCTGAAAAGGTCTTCGGGTCTATACCACTGACCCTCAAACTCAAAGTCATCAAGCTCCGCCTGACGCTCTGACGCTGATATGGGCATGCACCAATGTTCAATCTTATCGCACACCCACTCATAGTCAACCTGACCTGGGATAACAATGCGTTTCTCTGTTACGTTGGGTGCTGTCAGAGAGTTAAGTTGGAACTTATGCCAACGGTCGCCCTTTTGACTGCGTGCCGCATAGCCGACAGGGGTGTTAGGGTTGAATACAAGCAAGATACGGCTGTCGCCTTGCAGGTTACCCTCAATAGCGGCAAATGTATCATCGCCAATACCTGTGGCTTCGGTAACGACAAACATCGTGTGTACAGCGTGGAAACCTGACCACGCTTCGTGGTTATGGTCATCAGCCTTGAACCCTGTCAGAAACCATTCCTCGTTGTCTGTTCTGATGTTGTAAGAGTTCAAACGTCCAGGAAGCACAACACCCCTTGATTTAGCTCTGTTGAACAGACGGCTGATTTCAGGCATCATAATGTTCAGCACCTGACGGTCAGTCGGTGCGGTCAGGGCAACCTTTGTGTTCTCTGCAAGTTCGGGTTCGCCATTGCTGTTGAGCCGCCAACGAGGAGTGAGATAGAGAAAACACATAGCAGCGCAAGCCGCCACGAAGTCTTTCCCTCGTGCCGTGCCTGACGCAACGGAGGTTCGCCTATTGTGTTGGACGGAGCGCAGTATTTCCTGTTGCTCTCTGTCAAGGGTAACACCGAGGGCTTCCTGTGCGAAGAGAACCCAATCGGCTCTCCAGCGGTCAACCATCAGCTTTCCGCACCTCTGCAATCGTGTTGTCTCTTTCTTTTTCCTCATCGTTGAATGATTGGCTCATTTTTAGGCTCTCTGTGGGTCGTTTGATGTGGCAGATGATAAAATATACCACTCAGACCGCAAAACGCGAAATTGAGCTGTTTCTGCGCTAAATTGAAGGTGTTTTAGGGTTTGCTTGTTTTTCGGCTTCATCAATCAGACCGCTCTCAATCAAAAATTGAGAGAACGACACATCGCCCCTGATGTCTTTCTTTTCAGGCGCATACAAGCCGAGCAGCTTTCTGCGCTCTGCGAGCTGTTGCCTGATTTCAGAGATATAAGCAGGGTTGCCGAGTGCCACAACGTTAGTCGAATAATCCTCAACGCCAAAGGTTTCAATCTTCGTTTCCTTGGTTTCCTTGTCTGTCTTTGGCGCACCCCTGCGGGTCTTTGAGGTGCGGATATAATTCTCTTTGGATTTCTCCCATTGCGACCATAACTCTCTGACGGTATCGTCGATGCGCTCCAATTCCAACTGTAATGCAGCGTCCATATCTTCAATACGGCTCTCCCTCCACTCATCAAGCAGGGTATGAATATCCTTGTGGACGGTGGATAGGGAATAGGTATTCAGGTCAAGCCGCTTCATTACCTCGGCTTGTATCTGTCTGACGCTAAAACAGCGTTTATATAGGCTCGCCACGATTTCAAGACGTGCGATTTTTGCTTGTGCTTGCTTTTTTCTCTGTGGTTTACTCATAATCGGTATAATTGCTTAAATCGTTTGCATACTTTCTCTGCATAGGCTCGGCTCTCATAATGCTTGCTACCGAAGCACTGATACACGAACCAACGGTATAGCTGTCTGTCATAAATCAGGCGACCGATGTAATATCCGCATCTATCGCAAAGTACCTGAACCTCTTCGGTGTCCTTACCGCCATACTTATTCCATTGCTTGCGGTCGAAAGCCACGTCAATCACATAGTTTTGGTCAAACTTGGCTTTGGCTTCCATACATTTCTGAACGTAAGCCTGATTGTGGCGTGTCAGACCGAAAGCCCTGCGGAAGAGATAGTCATCAGCGCATTTATAGCAAGAGCCGCAGCGTCCGTCAGGAACACAATCCTTGCCGAACTTAGCTTGATTGCTGCGCTGTATCATCGGCTTGCGATAGTCAGGTGTTATACACGTTGACAACAGTGGTATCAGGCTCTTGTCGCGCTTATAGACGGTGTAAAAGGATTGCAGGTTATCGTGAATGTATGTCAGATACCGATATCCTGACAGAACCCCCGACATAAAGCGGTTGAACGCCCTAATCATATCGAAGCTGTCCGACAGGTCATAGTCAAGGCTTCCGTGGGTGGAGTTTTCCTCGAAGATGTTGCCGAGACCGAAAGCCGTTGCGCCCTGCTTCGCTCCGAGGTCTATCAACAGACAGAGTATCAGGATATTTTTCAGTGGGTGTTCGTTGTATTCCTTGTTTCCGCTGATGTTAATCTTGACCTCCTGAATGGGGTAGCCTATTGCATTGGCGACAGCAAAGGCGTGTCTGCGCTCTGACGGCAGGGATTTGTTTACGCCACTGACGTACACAAGCGTTGGACGGTAACCCTCTTGCTCTGCCCTAATAGCCGTTGCAAGGCAGTCTTTTCCGCCTGAAAATGCTATGAAACACTTCCGACCGCTGACAGATGACGCTCCATCGAATTTTGCGAATTTCGGTGCGCAGCTGTCAGGGTCAGGAGTGAGTAATGGCTGTTTTGCCTTGGCGTGAACGATATTCAGCACCGCAGCGAATCGTGGGTCAACAGACAGACGGCTTGGCAGGGTCTTGACGCTGTATAGTTCATACAACGGTTTGAAAAACTGCGTCAGCCGAAAGTCCGAGGGTATGTTATTCAGAAACTGCATCGTCTGCTTCTTTGGGTTGGTAGTTTTCGATGATGTCGGACAGAGTCGTTTTCTCGGCTTCGTCCAGCTCAATATCAGGGAACTCTGTGCGTATATTTGTCGGGTCTCCTTTGAAGAATACAAGGATATTCTGATGCATCTTTGCCACCTTACGGCTCTCCATATATTTCTTGGCTCTGAGAGCGACCGAAGAGGACATTTCAATTAGGATAAGCTCGTTATACAGATGCGCCCCACATTCACGGAATATGCGCTTTATGTCGCCCCCGAAGTCATAATATGCTCCGTTGCTTCTGTTACGCACGTCCCCGATGACAATGACAGCGAAGCGGTTCTCTTTCAGACAGCTGTAAGCAGCCTTGAAAGCATTGGCGAGTATTCCAATGAACTCTTCATACGTACCCTGATTGGAAGCGTCATTCGGGAGGTCGGAATACTTTTCAAGGTCATAGTACGGAGGGCAAGAGAAAAGGAGGTCTTGGCTGTTAGGCTCAAAGTGATTCGCCACGTTCTGACCGTCATCGCACACATAGGAGATAGGCAGGTTGCGCTCAGCGATGACCTCGTTGTTGATGTCAACCTGCTCCTGACGCAGCTCAACACCCTTGAAAGTGTAACCGCACTCTCCGAACACAAGCCCTTTTTGGGTGTCCCCTGCGAAACAGTCGAAGATTGACGCTCCCTTGTATGGTGTAAACCACTTGCAAAGGATTTCAGAAAGCACAGGGTCGAAGAGCGACACGCCTGTTGACAGCACCTTTTGGCTCTCTTTCTCCTTGACTTCATCAGGCACGTATTTTTCGAGGTATTCACGAAACGATATGCCGAGGGTCTTGCGGTGTTCTGCGGTCTTGGTGTAGAGGTCTTTGTATTGCATTTCGATACTCTGAATCAGCTTGCCCTGTCGGCTCTGACCCATATCCCCGATGATGCCACGCCACATCTTCTTACGAGCTTGCCAATACCCCTGACGGCTGTCGAGGATAGAAAACGGTGGAATGATGAATGTGTCGTTGAGAGATTGCGGTTGAGCCGCAGGTGTGCCGTCAGAGCCACCCGAAGCGGTGTCGCTCCAATCGCTGTCATTCCATACGTCCACGCCCCAATCGTTCAGGTCATCACTATCCCATTCGTTGGCGAGCATATCCATATCCCATTCTCCGAAGCCGACATTATCCTTGATGATGAACTCTTGCTTCTCTTCATCTGTCAGCTCTGACGCTTTGATGATAGATGCGGTCGGGTTGTCTTGCCACCGCTCCCAAAAGCCTATGAGTGCGTCCTGCTCGGCTTGGGTTTTCTTTTGAAAGTTTCGCACGGTGGCTATGCGGTCTTTCAGTTCTTCGGGCTGCATATCAGCGATAGCCATAAGCGCACGATAGCGCATATTCCCACCGAGAGCAACCATTGTGTCATCCACAACAATAGGTCGTATCTCCAACATCTTGGGCAATACGAGGATTGAGTTTACGAGCTTCGCGAACTTGTCATCAGATATGATGCGAGGGTTCGCTCCGTTTACCTCAATTTGAGATAGTTTTACAATTTCCGAGTTCATTTGAAGTATTGTTTAAGAGTTTGATTGAGTTTGTTACCTTTGGCTTTGTATATCTTTTGTTTGGCGCACGGTATCAGGGCTTGCTTTGCGTGTTTCAAGCCCTCGGTGTCAGCCATACCGATGTTGGCATATATCGGGTGCGTTGCGCCCTCTGATGACAGAGCCGAGCAGTCAACCCACTGTATTGCAGAGCCGACATCATTCAGTGTGCTGTCATAATTGCGGACACGAAGCACGATTACATAATGGTTTGCAGAGAGCCGTTCCAATACCGACACGCACTCTATCTGTTCTCCAATGAATATGCTTCGGGTGCTGACGAAGGCTTCGGGTGCTGACTTACATACGTTCCATAGGACAGCCTGATGTGTTGGAGTTCCGTTGATGCGCTTGTATCGCTCATCCCACGCCCTGATGATGTCAGCCGCTTGCTCGGTTGCCCCATAGACCACCCGATAGTCAGGATTAGAGGTTATGCGCTTCGTTTGATTGCGCAGTTTTCGGTATTTAGAGCCGCTCATTGCCGCTGCTCTCTGTGAGTGGTATATGTATTCGTCTGCGAGGTCAATCAACCCATATAGACGCTGTGGAATGTGATAGCGTCTTATGTCCTCTGTGGTCATCTTGACAGACAGACCTTGTTTCAGGCATTCCTTCAATATCAATATCTCATCACTGGCAGAGCCGACCGATGAGATAGGGCAGACGTTGGCCTGAACCCCGAAGATGCCGAACATCCGAGAACGGCTGATAACCAATAGCACCGTGCCATTGGGGGTGTTGAATATCTTCCAATAGAAGTTGCCCTTGCTCAACATATAGCACACCGACTGCATATAGCTCGGATAGATGTAATGCTTCGCCCTCTGCTCATAGTAAGGAGCAAAGACAGAGAAACAATCCACCGTGACTGGCTTCAAGCCGAGCATAAATTCTGATGATGTCATACGTTTTTGGTGCAAAATTACAAAAAGTGCTTATATTGTATGCGTTTTTACTCATGAATGCGCATTTTTAGGGTCATAATTGCCCAAAATGGCTTGTTTTACCATATTCAGGGTTACCATTTTCAATAGGTCATCAGGCGTTGTGCGGAACACCCTCCACCCCATAAGCGTTGCTGTGTTATACTTCTCCATATCTCCAAGGAAGCCCTGCGCCCTGATATGTCTGCCACCTGTCCACACCCCACCTTCAACCTCCAAGGCTATCTTATGGTCGGGTATGGCATAGTCGAACCGCCACCTGCGCTTGGGGTGGAATTTATACTCTTTTACGCACTCCACTTTCAGGTCAGTCTTACAGATGACCGTGAAGATGTCAGTTATTTGGGACGGTTTCGCTCTCTGACGGCTTTTCTTTGCCGAGCCGTATGTTTTATCAATCATATTCTTTTACGCTCAAATTTGGGGTTCTAAAAGGGTTCTCGCTTGTAACGCCCTGACTGAACAGGCATCAGAAACCCATTCAGTCAGTCTTATGCCCTATGTTAGTATATAGACCACTATAATAGTGGGTCTTTAGACCCTATATTGGTCAACATACTAACTGCGCACGTACAAGGCTCGGTGTCAGATGTCAGAACGGCAGGGCATCTTCATCAGCCAAGATGTTTGACGCTTCAATGGCAGGGGCTTGCTTTATCAGCGGTTTTACGCTACCGATGATAGGCTGTGCGTTGCGCTCTTCCTCTGTCATCGCATCATAGACAGAGCGGTCGTAACTCTGTTTGACGCAGTGAGTGTCGCCATACTGCGAGTTCTGCATCTCAATAGCTGTCAGGTTCAGGTAACAGCCTTTCTGAGCGAGGAACAGCTGTGCGTCCTCTATATAAAATCTTTCTCATAGCTTCGTTGTTTCTAGGGTGACAATATCTTGAAATGCCCATTTTGGTTCGCAGATAGCGATTACAATTTGCACACCGTTTCTTAGGTCGAACCCAATAGTTTCTCGTTGTTCAATGAATGCTACTTTGTCCACATTGAAAAATTCCATTACCCAAAGCAGCTTTTGTGCGTAGACACCTCTAATAGTTAAATCTCCGATGCGAACGAAAGAATTGTCTGTGGGCACCATAAATCCTGTGCTTTTGAAGACTTCTTCAAGCATTCCATCCCCATGACAAACAGGGCAATCACTATCGAGGAAGTGAATTTCGCCATCTTGGTCTGTGTATTCCCACTCAACGTCTCCAGAGCCTTCGCACTCTTCACACTTTCGCCCTTCCTCTATTATAAATTGCTCTTCTTCCACCTTGAAAAATTCAAGGGTCTTTCTCAAAGATTCAAGTGTGAAGTGTCCTTTTACAGCTCCTTTTATTAAAGACGCGATAATCGGAAATTCAATTTCCTCGTAGCTTAGAGACGTCACGTTGGAGTTCATCGAAATTGCCACGCGTCCATCGGTTGCATAGACTGTCTTCGTGCTCTTTTCGTAATATGGTTTTTGTAGCTGTTCACGGTTGCTGTATGGGTCGCAAAATAGCTCCAAAAGCTCTTGCTCGTTGTTGATTCGTTTCTTGTTGTCGTTCATTGTTTTTGTTGTATTTATGGTTCGTATTGCCCTGTTGTCAGGGTTTTCGTTTGAGATAATTG